CTAGGCAAAGTCATACATTACATAAAGTCATGCCATAATTACACGAGTATAGAAAATGTACTAGGGAAAAGTCAATAAAGTTATGCGAGTGTACATAAGTTTATAGATGTTGGGTTATTTTAAATTGCGGATTTTGTATATAGTAGAAAAAAGTAATCCTTCGATTTCATCATATACATTTTTAAGCGAAGAATTTGTAGAAAGACGAAGACTTTGTATAGTCTTCTCAAGTTTTAATAAATATGCAAGTATATTTTTGGGATTACGATCTATCTTAAGCATGGGAGTCATGCGATTAATTTTACCATGTTTACCTTTATACATTTCAGCATATTTGTCTATTAACGGAACAATTGAAGTATAATATGTCTCAAGGGCTTTATGCATAGCATAACTTTTTGTGTCAAGATGATAAACATGCGTTTGTGTACGAGAGTGCATGAGAAGAGAAAGAAAGCGTCCTGTACTTGTCATTATATTATTATACATAGTTTTTTTTGTGAATACATTACATAAGTTTATAGATGTTGGGTTATTTTTTACAACATGTGTATTCATATCTAAATCGTCGACCTCGACCATCATGTTTTAGGTCAAAACTAGACATGTATTCATTGGACATGCAATTAGCTTTTAGTTTAGACAAGTCTGTCAATCGATTAACCGGTCTATTAGACCACAACGAATTTCTAGCAATACAGGATTCAGGTTTTTTTATTTTATCAGATTCTCCGCATGTATAATCATATTTTATTTTTCTTCTAGATGATAAATCTGTAAGTTTAAAACCTGTTATTGGTTTTTTTCCACAATCAACCTTATGCCTGTCTAAATATATAACATTACCTCTTCCAGAATCATTTATCCTGGTACTCTTATTTGATACAACTTTTGCATCCATATTATTGAGACACGCATATTTATAATGTGCATCTCTTCCGGATGGGGATATTTCTACATTAAACCTATTAAGAACACCACCACCTTTATCACATTTTACATCAATATTACTCAACCCAAAAATATTATTCATTGGTATATTATTTTTTTTAGATGTAAATTTTTCGAACTTACCAATATCTACAGATGGCGGAGACGGAGGTGGAGGTGTCGATTGTCTCTTTGGTTCCACAGCCTTTCTCACAGTTGGTGTAGTCTTTTCTGCAGTTGGTGTAGTCTTTTCTGCAGTTGGTGTAGTCTTTTCTGCAGTTGGTGTAGTCTTTTCTGCAGTTGGTGTAGTCTTTTCTGCAGTTGGTGTAGTTTTATCATCGTCACTTGAACCACCCATCATCATAAAGGAAACCGAGCATAGACACAAAACAGCAAATGCGGAACCAGCTATAAGGGCAGTTTTGTTATTAGAATTTGCAACATTGTTATTAAAACTCATTGTATATAGTATAGAAATATTTTTTTATAGAACATTACATTGATACCATTTTAAAAATTTTTAATTTAAACACTTTCATCTTTTTCTTCTTCTAACATTTTACGTAATTTTTCTTCTATAGACATTTCATTATCTTGTGATTCTTCAAACTGTGAATTTGGCATATCCGGATCAAAAATATCGCCATGTGATTCACATAATTCACACGTTTCAGTTGGTGTTTCACCAGGTTTATGATTATGTACGGGTGTATCCTTTTTCTTTTTTAGAATAGGACGCTTTTTTACATTTTTTTCGGAACCTGTTTTTTTATCACGCATTTTCAAATGTAATGTACAACATGTTTCGCCTGGAACGCATGGTTTGGTACATTTATTACCTTTTGCCGTAAACATAGAACATTCTATTTTAGGTTCCATAGCAACACGTGCAACTGGTTTTTTAGATTTTACATTTTCAAAAGCTTCAACTTTTTGAATTAAACCCATATTCAGTTCAGTAAGTTTCTCTATTTTTTCGTGAAGGATTACATTTGAATCACCGAAAGAATCGATCTTTTTACGAAGATGTAAATTTTCTTCTTCAACTTTATTGATCTTTTCAACAAGAGTTTGTAATAACTTGTTGTTGGAAAGAACACTATTATTTATCTTATCAATATGATTATTCGAATCTCGAACGATATTAATAAGAATATTTTCGATAGAATCAGACATGTTTATTTATTTGTATTTTAGTAACTTATTTTTTTTATATATTTTTCTTTAACTTAGGTCTATTTTAATCCACATTGTTTGTCATCATAGTTTGAAGTTGTTTTTGAATAAAGGCCAAATCCAACAAGAACAAATGCGAGTACAAGTAATGGAGCTGTAAAATAATCTTTGTTTCCGTTCATTTTTTTTGTTATATTATAGTATAAGAAAAAAAAAATGAAACGTCAGTTATCAACCGTACTTTTAGAAGCATTATTTATAGGTGTATTATTACATGTTCTGGTATTAGGTATTACGAAAAAATTATATAAAGGTAAATGGGTTCTGGTTTTAGCTGGTGCGTTAATACATTTATTATTCGAGTATTCACCTTTCGGTAATATTAATGAAAAATGGTGTAAAATGATATTTAATTAAAAATTTATAAGATCATCTATAATCAATCCTTTTTCGCGTTCAAGCTCTTTTAATTCTATAGACAATTCTTCATATTGTCTATCTATATCATCATTGTAATCTTTCAGGTAAGTTCTAAAAAAAAGACGCCTGTCGCCAACGTCGTGTCCAGCATCAAAAAGTGCGTGTATGGTGTAATTTCGTAAACGGATACCAAGTTCTTGTGCCCGTCGTTTCACAGCCTCTTGACGAACAACATTTGTTACATTTCGTCTATGTTTAAGTTTTTCCATTTTTTTTAATGTTTCATGAATTAGTCTATTTACCTCAATAAGATTATCTTCCAATATATAATCACGCAAAGGTTCTGGAACAGGTGGTGGGGGTGTTTGTATAGGTGGTAAATCCACGTGTACGAAATCCCCGCGCCTTGATTGTGGTGGTGTTGTATCATATATGGTAAGATCATCGAGATTATCTCCAAAAGGGGGTAGTCTAGGAACAGGTGAAAAAGGTATAGGTATATCAACACGCCGAATTCTAAATTCTTCTTCGTCTTCACTTTCAGAATCGGATTCGTATTTGATATAATCGTGAATTTTTTTTATCGAATCGCACATTTTAAGATAATCGCCTTCAGAAATTATCTTAGAATTGAGGTCGAGGGTTTGCATTAACGAGGTAAGAGCTTCCATTTTAATGTATTAATTTTTATTTTATTTTATTACAACTTAGGTTTGTTATTTTTTTTAAAAGTAAAAGGGCTTCGACAGCTTCACCAATTTCACGGTGCTTTACACAAAATCCAGTTTTTCCTTGGCGACAGAGACAGTTTTCGTATACACAGTTTGGACGCATTTTTATTTATATGAGTAAAATGTCTATACTTAGGTTCTTATTTCCCCTTCTTCGAGTTCAGACTCGGAATTATATTCACTTTCATCATCTAAATCATCAATATTATCTGGTAAATTATCATACAATACTTCCCAATTTACTCTATTTGTAATTTCATAATCATCTAAGAAATCATCGTATGAAATTTTATCATTTACGTCGTATTCGTCATCCATATACGATTTCCAAAATTCTAAATTCTTTTTTGTAATTTTAGTTGGAAAAAGTTCAACCACAAATTCTTCACCTTCTTTGTATTTACACTCTTTTAAAATATCCTTCTCTTCTTCAGTATAAATATCAAAAAAATAATTCAAAACACCAATTGGTTTATCAAAACCTGGTAAAAGTGGTTCATAACAGAAATCAATAAATTGTGCTTGTCCATAAGACGTATCTAGTTTTTTATTAGAAATCGCTAAATATGCAATAAATTTACGAGTATTTGTAGGTATGAGATGTTCGGGATACCCAAAATCGGCGCGTAATCCATATATTTTACATGGTTTACCTACCATTTCTGAGCATAATTGATTAACATCAGAGAGTTCGACAATTGAAGTACAGTTTTTAAGAAGTTCGTGTGTAAGCATCGTTATTATATTACATATTAGTTACTATTGTTTAAGTCCATATCATCACTGTACGTGTTATAAAGTTCCGTCCAATCAACACTCCCATAAAGGTTATATTTTTCAACAAACTGCATTAAAGTTTTCTGACATTTAATTTCGTATTTAAAATAATTCATCCAAAAATCAATCCATTCCCTAGAGACATGTCTCGGAACAATCATTGTATCCAACTCATCTTTTGCCAACATTCGTAGTGCTGGTTCTATAATACCCATTCGAATACCATTTTCATATTTCTCTTCGTACATAAAGTCGATCATATGAAGTTTATCATTAAAAGCGGATACACCAATATACGCTATATGGTTAAGGCGTTTAGGATTACATTCTCTAGGGAAGTTATCTTTTGGTCTTATACCATAAACTTGTGAAGGTGTACCGTCTGCAAATTTATCAGTTCTGAAGCTCGATAAAACCCCATCAAGTTTTTCGAGTCTTTCGAGTTCAACAGTTTGCTTTGTAAGTTCGTAAAGAAGAGACATTTTCACTTTATATTATCCATCATTTCTTCGTCACTTAGGTCTTCTTTAACAATATTATATGATAGCGTCAAAAGAGCAATTTTATACACAAAAAACCCAAAAAGAGATACACTACAATTGAAATGAAATGGTACATTGGGATTTGAATTCCATATAGATTCAAAAGCAGCTATACAAATAGGTGGTAAAAATTGTTTAGGGAAAGTGTTACTTTTCTCGATAGTATCAACGTGATTCGAAAGTAAAGTTATGTACCCATAAGAAGATAATACACCAAGACACGCCGATAAACCATCTATTGGTTCATGTCCAATGAAATTATATCCTATATATACACTACCAAATTGTAAAGTATTATGTTTTAAACGATTTTTTATAGATTCATATTCCGAAATACTTTTACTTCTTTTTACGTGACAAACACTTCTTTTTGTTTTTTTAGTTGGGTTTATTATAGTAGACTGTATACATATCATTACAATTTATCTAGTATATTTTCTTTAAACTTTTGTTCTTTTTCATCAAAAGCTTTACATCTCTCTATCGATTCGTGTAAACGAACTTGTAGTTCGAGTAATTTATCTTCGTGAACGAAGTCATCGGTTGTTATTGGAGATATTTCCCATAAAATACCAAACGCTTTGTTATATGCAAGTTCTCTTTTATAATTTTGATATTCTCTATATTTAGAACGTGCTAATTCATATGCATATGTATTAATATTATTTAACTCGAAATCAGTAAAACAAAACTCACTGTATGCATCTTCATAAATTTCCGCGCATATCTCTCCATTTCCGAATAAGTTTATTGAGTCGCTCAGTTTTTTCTCCCATACCGTATTTTTGTTTTTTGGGTGCTCCTGGGCACTCGACATTACAATATTCGTATTTGTTCGCCTTATCCCAGATAACCCTTTGTATATCTTCTGGGAGTTCATTTGTCGCTTGACAAAACGAGAGAATGTAGTCGTACGTGTGTAAGGCAATATAGTCATCCATTTCATTTTATAATTTTATAAATAACTTCTGTACTTAGGTTTTTTAGGAACTTCCAAAATTACAGTTTCATTGGCTTCATTTTTTGTAGTAATATAATCATAATTACACAATCTTACAGATTGAGGTATTTCTCTTTCTTTAATTTTTGGTTTTGGTGCTAATAAATTACATACACTTGAATAAAATGTATACATTACTATTTTCTACAATTATTTTTTTATATTATACATACAAGATGGTATCACTCCAGGACTTACCGAAAAAAGTACAGTACATAGTAGTAGATTCGGAATTTGTAAGTGGTTCAAATAATACTTTTACGATAGATCTTACACTCGAATCCAATTTACACATCGAAGAAATATCAGAAGTTGTTGGTATAAAACCTGTTGATTTCTATATTACACAAATAGGTGAAAATGATACAATTGGTAATTCAAATGTCGCTAAATATGTAGATGTAGTATGCCCCGATGTACCAAAAAGGGGGCAACTATTAGACGAACGTAATGGTCAGATTCTTGCGAGAATACCATTAGAAAGAAGTTTTACGGGAAGTAATGATTTTATTATGCGTGATAAACAATGGAGATCTTTTCAACGCCAAACGAATTTTTTCAACCCTATATCTATACAAAAACTTCACTTTGAGATATACGAATCACAAGGTGATGGTGATTATAAAAAACTTCAGCCAGATGCAAATTGGTATATGGTTCTTGAAATAACAACAATCGACGTCAAAGAAAAACCGACTGATAGAGAACTTCAGATATTAGAAGCTTTACGTAAACTTATAGGCAAGATAGATGAACTTAACATAAACGTTAAAAAACTTCCCGATAAGGAGGATATCGAAAAAATGGAAATTGAAAAAAAGAAAAAGTATCCGTTTCGATACTTGATGATAATTATATTACTTTTTATATCCGGTTTCGTATTCTTCAAGAATAAGTTTACGCCTTCGGTTCCACCGCCTTCTTTTTAACTACACGTTTAACAGTTTTTTTCTTTGGGGTTGAAGGTGGAACTGGCTCTGGAGCTGGAGCTGGGGCTGGGGTTGGTGCTGGAGCTGGAGCTGGAGCTGGGGCTGGGGTTGGAGCTGGAGCTGGAGCTGGGGTTGGTGCTGGAGCTGGAGCTGGGACTGGGGCTGGTGCTGTGACTGGGGCTGGAGGTACTAATACCGGTGGTTCAATAGCATCAGCAATTTGACGAAGAATACTATATACGGTATCTTTACTGAGTTTTTGTCTTTGAAGCGCGGCATCTATTTGTTCCCTGACAGAGTCCATTGTTTAATATATATAAAAGAAAGATTATCTTTATATAAAATGTTATTCATAGGTCCAACCTTATTGAGTGGAATAGGTCAACATTGTAAAAAATATATGAACCTCTTTCCAAGAAGCAAGTTCATAGAAATTCAAAATGATATACCAGAGTGTGAAAAAGCATTTATATTCGCGCTCCCTGTACAATATTGGTTAGATAAGATACCAGAAATAAAAAGGAAAATCAAACATGTTACGTGTATGACAGTTTGTGAAACCGAAACAGTACACGAAGATTACGGTAAACTTTTTAAATTCTTCGACAAAATTGCTGTACCAAGTGAATTTTGTAGAAAGGTATTCAAGCGTCAGTTCCCTGATACTGAATTTTATGTAATACACGCACATATACCTGATAAAAGACCATATACTTTCTACCATATAGGCAATGTGTATGATCCACGTAAAAATTTTAATAAAATCCTAGAAACATTTATACGTATGAATAAACCAGATGCACGATTACTCGTAAAAGCTACATGTAATCAACCCGTAGAAGCACGTATACCAAATGTAACATTTATAAATGAACTTATACCAGATGACGAAATGGAAAAAATACATGCTCTGAGTGATTGTTACGTAAGTTTTTCGAGTTCAGAAGGTGTTGGTATGGGAGCAGTAGAAGCAGCTTTACGAAATAAACCTGTTATCATAACAGATTATGGTGGTGCTTCTGAATATATCAAAACACCCTATACTATAAAATGTGGACGTCAGAAAATAGTGAAAGATGATTTCTTGTTTAAAGCGGGTATGGAATGGGGTAAACCTGATGAAAATCAGCTTCGTGAATTTATGGAAGATGCATATACCAAGAAATTAAGGTATATGGAACATCCGAGAACGCATATGTTAACGTGTAAAGAAAATGTATTACAAGAATTCGTCGCTAATATAATTGGTGAGGAAAGTAATGACGCCAGTTAAGATGGCACCCGACATAAGTGAACCTCGTTGTGCAATGAGCATTGCTACAATATCATCGATAAACTTGATATTCGTTGGTTTTTTAAGAATCTCTGGTACAATCTTTGAAATCAAAAGATAAAGTGCCATAGATATAATAACAGGTCGAAGTGTTTCCTGATCTAACATGTTTTTATAATAAAGAAACATTTATTTTTGGTTTTGTTCCCAACGCCTCGTCATCTATTCTATGCTTTTTGCAATAATTCCCACATACAGCTTTAAAAGTGCAGTTTTTTCCTGCTAATGTAAAAGCTTTACATGTTTTTTTACTTTCTGTATTTGGTCTATCTTCTGGTGGACTTTGTAAAACCTGTATAGGACGAGTTTTTTGACACTCTAACTTTTTCTTTCTCATTTTATCAAGTATCAAAGCCATCTCATCTGGTGTTTTATTTTGTGTTTTGAAACTCTTAGATATCCGTAAACAGTCATCATAATTTTGAATATTAGATTGATGTTTTGTAGTAAGCACTTTTTTAGTGTTACTAAAATTATCTTGAATTCTGTGTGTTAAAAAATATTGCGACATTCTTTATTAATTTCTTTAAAAAAATAAAATAACTTAGGTTAATAAAGAATGTGGTTCTTTGTAAAACTCAGAAGAACCTATAGTTTTACTCTTGGTGAGTAGACATGTATATCAAATTTGTAATTGTTTTAATCGACATGGTATGAAAATTACTTAACATGTAATCTGGATTACATGCTAATTCTAATATACGATCATTATCATCCGGTCTTACCGATGTTTCAAAATTTCGGATATAATCAGCAGTTATATAAATTATAGCGTCAACATATTCTTCTATAGCCATTTCTAACCACGAATTTTTAGGTGTACCCCATGTAACTGTATCCATATCAACACGAACACCATGACCATATTTTGTTTTTCCCAATTCAAGTCTTTTTAAAACAAACTCTCGCATATTATATTTGTATAATAAAACTTTTAACTATATTGTTCAATTGTTATTATGTTTAATATAATATACACAGAATAATAGATTATATACATTTCTATAGATACATATATAAACATGATCAAACCTATTAATAGATAAATTGTGTGAAAATATACACATTTCATATTCTTTTGTAAAATACCATACAAACCTATACTCGAAAACAAAAGATTTATAATATTTATTAAATTAGAAACTGTAAAAGTAAACATACAATTCATGAAAAATATGGACACGTATACAATTTTATTAAATATTATATCCATACTCTCTACTTCAGTTTCAGGTTCAAGTTCAGGTTCAGTTTCAGGTTCAAAATTAGATATATCTGTACTCTGTGGTTGCATTTCTAAATTTATACCTAGAGCTGGTACTCCATTGGGTTGTCTTACTTGATTGTAATACATAAAAAATAAAGACTAATATCTTTTATGTATCTTAAATGGATAAACGAGTGTTATTCATGTAGTTGCCCGTTAAACCCAAGAATACACACAAATGATGTATATGAACGTAATACTATACGCGAATATAGAAAAATAAGACCTATTTTCATGTTTAACAACGAAGAATATTATAAATTTTTTGGATCGAAATTAAAACGTGTATGTTACCCATGTTTTTTAAACTCGTATAAAATTCATCCATCGACACTTAGAAAACGTGAATATGGTATGTTAAAACAAATATATAAAACGCCTAAGTCTAAAACAAAAGAGGAACTTTTATACTGGTTCGAAGGTCTAAAAAGACACTTAAGTAGAAGAAGCGAATTATAAAAAATATGGATGAAAGTATTCAAAAACTCACGCACGTGGAACATATTTTAAAACGACCAGACTCATACGTTGGTCCGGTTTCGCGTGTTGGAGAACCGTATTGGGTATACGAAAACGGTCACTTCGAAAAGAAAAATGTCGTCTACTCACCGGCACTTCTAAAAATATTTGACGAAATACTCGTAAACGCAATCGACAGAAATTCTCTGTACCCAAAAAATGTAACATCACTGTGTGTATCTATTGATAAAACATTGGGTGAAATAACCATAGAAAATAACGGCCCTTTAGGAGGCATTGCAGTGAAAATGCATGAAAAGGAAGGTCTTTGGAATCCTGAATTAACGTTCGGACATTTACTCACGAGTACAAATTATGACGATACACAAAAACGTGTCGTCGGTGGTCGAAACGGGTACGGAGCAAAACTTACAAACGTATACTCGACAAAGTTTTCGGTAAAAATAAAAGATGGAGAAAACAAGTGTGTATACACACAGGAATGGTCAGATAATATGAAAAAATGTCATACACCAAAAATAAAAAAATACGCAGGTGCAACATCGAGTGTTTGTGTAAAATTTGTTCCTGATTGGAAACGGTTTGGTATGTCTGGTATGGACGAGTCTATATACAAAATATTCGAAAAACGTGTATATGATGCAAGCATATGCACTTCACAAAACTGTAAAGTGAAATTTCAAGGTGAACCTTTACCAAAATGTTCATTTAATACGTACGCTAGAATGTACACAAAAACAGACGAAATGTGTATGTTTACAAGTGATAGATGGTCAGTGTGTATTGCACCTTCCGACGACGGATTCGAACACGTTTCTTTCGTCAATGGAATATGCACTACAAAAGGAGGTTCACACGTTGATCACGTTTCTGGTATACTCGCAAACGGTATTATTGAAGACATGGCAAAAAAGATAAAACTTCGTCCTCAACAGGTTAAGAATGCGTTTTTTGTGTTTGTAAAAGCAACCCTCGTTAATCCGAGTTTCAGTAGCCAGGTTAAATCAGAGTGTACGCTCAAACCACAAGATTTTGGGAGTAAATTTGAACCACCAAAATCGTTCATTAAAAATATTCTAAAAACGAGTGTACAAAACGAGCTTCTTGCTTTATCGAAGTTTCGCGAAATGAAAGAACTCAAGAAAACGGATGGTACGCGCAAATCAAAAATAACGGGTATACCAAAACTCGACGATGCAAATAAGGCAGGTACACAACAATCCGGTAAGTGTACACTTATCGTAACAGAAGGTGATTCGGCTAAAACGTTGGCAATTGCTGGTCTTTCCGTAGTTGGTCGAGACCATTACGGCGTTTTTCCTCTTCGTGGTAAGTGTAAAAACGTTCGAGATGCAAGTGTTAAACAACTTACTGAAAATAAGGAGTTTAACGATCTCAAAAAGATTTTGGGTCTTCAACAGGGTAAAGTATACACGTCACTTTCAGAACTCAGATACGGTCGTCTCATGATCATGACAGATGCGGATAACGATGGGAGTCATATCAAAGGACTCATACTTAACATGATACATTATTTTTGGCCAAGTTTACTCAAACTAAACTTTGTCGTGAGTATGGTTACACCAATCATAAAAGCCACAAAAGGTTCAGAAACAAAATCGTTTTATACCGATTCTACATTCAGGTACTGGTACGGTAATGGTAAACAGGGGTGGAAAATTAAGTATTACAAGGGTCTTGGTACATCCACGTCCACAGAAGCACGTGAATATTTTAAAAAAATAAAAGATCTTACTGTTCAATTCGACGCGGATGAAACTATGGACGTCTCTATTAATCTCGCTTTTGATAAAACAAAATCGGATTTACGTAAAACGTGGTTACTCGAAAGTACGGAAAAGAAACCTTCGGAATTAGAAATACCTTACGGAAACGTTGAACGACTCGGTATATCCGACTTTATTCATAAAGATCTTGTTAATTTCAGTCTGGCAGATTTGAAAAGGTCCATTGCACACGTCTCCGATGGTTTGAAACCGTCACAAAGAAAAGTGTTATACGCATGTTTTACTAAAAACCTTACATCCGAAATGAAAGTTGCGCAATTGGCTGCGTACGTTTCGGAGAAGACGTCGTACCACCATGGTGAAGTCTCTTTAGCCGATACTATTGTGAAACTTGCACACAATTTTATGGGGTCGAATAACATAAATTTACTCGAACCGTGTGGTCAGTTTGGTACAAGACTCATGGGTGGTAAAGATGCAAGTCAAACGAGGTATATTTTTACAAAACTTACGAAAAGTGCACGTCAGCTTTTCGATCCAAAAGATGACCCCGTTTTACAGTATTTGGATGATGATGGTAAACAAATTGAACCCGACTATTATGTACCCATTTTACCAACGGTTTTAGTAAATGGTACTGAAGGTATAGGAACTGGGTTTAGTTCATATATACCATCATTTAATCCGATTGATATACAGAAAAATATAGAAAGGGTTATTGCAGGAGAAACGATCGTTCCAATGAAACCATGGTTCGATAAATTTACTGGGCGTGTATTTAGTAACGAAGATGGTGTATGGGTTACAGAGGGTGTATGGTCTCAAACGGGTAATGTATTAAAAGTCACCGAACTTCCACCAGGGCGTTGGACACAAGAATACAAAGAATATCTCGATACACTCATCGAAAAAAAGAAAATAACAAATTACGTAAATAACAGTACAACTGAACACGTTGATTTTTATATTACAGGATATACTGGAAATGATATCATAAAAGATTTTAAACTCCAAAAAACCTTCCATGTTACAAACATGCATTTATTTCACCCTACAAAGGGTATTCATAAGTATGAAAGTCCAGAAGACATTCTCAAAGACTTTATAGAAATACGAACGAAAACATATAAAAAAAGAAAAACGCATCTTCTTACTGTTTTAAAAGAAAAAGTAAAAAAACTGGAGAACATGTCAAAATTTGTAGATATGGTCATACATGAAAAAATCATCGTTTTTAAACGAAAACGTACAGATCTCGAACATGAAATGAACAAACTTTTTGACAAGATTGATAACTCATATGATTATCTTTTAAACATAAAAACATATCAATATACACATGAAGCTGTACAAAATCTCAGGGAAGAAACGTCAAAAACAAAAGACGAATTTAATGATTTACAAAAAATAAGTTATATCGATATGTGGAAAAGGGATTTAAAAATATATAAACAATAAGTAGTATGTGTGACACTTCTGGACCAGATACAGGTGCTATATTATCACTCA